GGGGCATTAGGATATTGGTTATCGCTAGAAACGTCGGCATCATATCGAGACACGGCCTCGAGGCCTTTCTTAGCACGGTCGCGGAGGGCCCCAAAGACTTGCATCTTGGTGACTAATTCGCACAATATCGGTGTATGTGTGTCGGAGTAACGAAAGCCACGGATTTTCTCCTCAAGTTTGTCCTGTGGCGTGATGTTGGCGGGCAAATGCACTGTAACGTGCAGTTTCGCAAGTTGTCGGCGTATGTCGCAACACGAGTTGCGGTCGCCGAACCAAACCTCAGGCGAGTATTGACGTAATAGAAAGCTGACGCCCGATTGTCCGCGTTTGACAGTGTCAATGGTGAGTACTTGACCCATACCTTTGGCGCTCGAAATGTACACGTCGGTATCAATATCGCCACCTATACCGTCATCGCCGCCATACATGCCGAGCCGTTTCCAGGCTTCTGTTGGCGTGCAGTTGCAACGTCGCAAGGCGATGAAGGCGATGAAGATATTCAGGAGGGTATTGAAAACGCTAGTCTCAGGGGATCCAGACAAGCGTGCGAACCACGTGCCATACGACGAACCGAATCGTCCATAGGCTTGCAGTCCGCATTGGGTGCGCATGAGCTCAATCAAATGGGTATGGTGACTGGGGTGAAACAGCCACATCATGGTAATACGTTCGAACTCGCGTGCTGCGGGGCAAACACGACCATCCATACGGGAAAAGTCCGTAAGTTTGATAAACGCAGCTGCTTCTGCTATCTCAGCGACGCGCGTTGCTATTTCTGCAGGCGTCTTGCCGAAAGCATAGCAGTCAAGAGTTTTCAAGTGTTCAGCAACAGCTTGCATGTAGCGTGAGTACTCTAGCTTATCAGAGCTACAAATAGGACTGATTAGTCGAGGATCAGCTAGCGTCGAAGCGGCTTCTTTCTTGAGGAATGATTGCGTAACAAGCTTAGGGTGTTGGAAGCAGGCGTCATGCAAGATACGTTGTTGAGACGGCCTGTTCTGCTGCTGGAACACTTGTTCATGCGTTTGGGGGTGGAGAGAATGGCGTTTGCCGAGAAAGACGAGGAATTCGGCGAGATACTTGAGATCGGCGGAATTCATGGCGGTGTCATTGTCTTGGATGTCGGTGACGCGACTTTTGATCGCGTGGCGCTCAGAAGATATGACGTTGTCGGCAGCGAATGCCTCATGCAGGATGGGTGACATAAACGAGGTGAGTGCAGGGCCAACGATCTCGTAATTGCGGGGTTCAAATTGGTATTGTTTGACGCCATGCTCAACGGGTACCACGACACATTGCTTAGACCCATGTTTATTGCGGTGGTACTCATAGGCAGGGCACGCAGTCGTGGCATCGCCGTCAGTGTATTTGGACACAGCAGGTAGGGTTAAGGTGATGGCACTGGTACGTGCTAGTGTGGCAATGGCGTCGTCTTCTTCAATCTTAAGGTGGCTGCATGCAAACGTACCCAAGCGTGCGGTGGACATGTGAATGCCTCCGACGTTGTGAACGCGCATGCGCGCAAAATCTCCGTCGACGGGGTCAATGCGTGAGATCTGCTTTTCGCCTAAGAATAGCGTTGTCCAAGCGCTCCACCAAGCCCATTTGCGTATAGGGGTAAGCAGAACGAGCTGGTGGTCCAGCATGGTCCCTCGGCGGTCAATATGATACGTTGCGGCAGCATACGGAACGCCAAGGAAGCGCTCGGTGATGAGTGCACTGTCTTGACTGAAATTCCACAAGTAACTAGGGTACGAGCCTCCACCCGCGACAAAGAAATCAACTTTGCCGTCGCGACGAAAAGTATATGAATACTCAGAAGCATTGCGTGCGGCGGCTTCAGGTTGAAAGGTGTACAAAAGGGTAGGTTGGAAATTGTCAATCAGGGCACTCTGGAGGTCAATATAGTAGTCCGTGTCGACGTACACAATGAGATGGTCGTCGCGTAGGCGGTCGGCGCGGGGCTCGATATGTACATCCTTAGCCCAATACCAATCGCGCATGCCGGTGTAGCCATGACGTTGATCAGATTTGGACATTTGCATGTAGTAACATTCGAGCCCGCATAGCCCAGCAAAACGCTGGCTAAACGACGTAGCGGTCGACCGGTCTGCAGCCATGTTGCCATGGGTGTGATTTTTCGGCACGGGCACGGGCACGATACGGGTGTCGGTGAATACACTCCGAAGGGACTCGTGAGAAGGGAAAGAGGTGGAACTCCAACGCATGAACAGCGTCATCAGATGTCGCGTGCTGTGGCGCGCAAGGACATAAGCTATAGCAGCGAGCACAGCAACGCAGCACACGAGGAGAATCGCGTACGCGTAAGCAAGTACATCGGGGCCTTCGCTTTGCATCTGAGGCATGATGGCAGCGTCAGGACGTGGGAGCTGATTGCGCAGTCGTTCAAACGGCGGCGCATGTGGCATGCTTTGCAGCATGGCTCGCTTTTCAGCGAGTCTGGGTAGCACGATGGGTTGCATCGGGCTGGTGTATCTGGCAAGGATACG